GCAGGGCAGATAGCACAGTTGTTTGGCGCTGATGTTGCAGGCTATACCAGCATGAGTGCAGCAGACCTATCAAAAGCTTTTGTGGGCAAGGCATTCAGTAACACAGCCGTGTGGTCAACGTCCTACAATACGTCAAAAAATCCATTCCTATCATCTTCCAGCTCACAATCAGGAGGCAGAGAAGTGATTTACAGAATAAAAGCAGGCAAGAACACTCAGTGTGTGTTTGGAGCGACTAATCAGGCGGAAATCGTTTTGGGCAAGGGCACAAAGTTCAGGGTGACCGGGGCTTCATTTACAGGAAAGGTAGCCCATCCTAAGAGCGGTGGCGCAATAAAGCAGATTGTCCTTGACATTGAGACATTCTAAGGGCAGAAAAGGAGCGACTATGGCAGCTAAAAAGAAAAGCAGTATTGATGATTTTAAAAATAGATTTGATTCCCCGGTAGTTGGTGTCCGTATTGACCCAAAGACCGGCAGACCTTTAAGGAAAAAGAGCGCAAAGAAAAGAACGAGGTAAAAGCTTATGGGCAGGGGTTCAAGCAAAGTTGGCGCAGGAGGTGGCGGTGGTGCTATGCAGTTATTCACCAACGCAGCTTTTGATGAAGATAATGAGATTTGGGATGAGTTTGAGAAATCTTTTGGGCCTAAAATAAGCGCCGAGGATCGCCAAAAACTAAAAGGCTACGTTGCTACTTGGAAAGCCTTTGATCTTAATAAAAAATTCTGGGATAACAAGACAAGCACTCTTACGGCCTCAGAAAAAGAGACAGTGGCAACTCTGGATAAAACGATAGCAAGCCATACAACTCCTAAGGATGCGGTATTTACGAGATATGTGGATTCGGGTGCCGTGCAGAATATCTTGGGGCTTAGTGATTCCCAGCTTAAAACGCTGAAAAGCATTCATACTATGGACAGTTCTCAGATTGATATGCTTAATCAGGCGCTTAAAGGGACACAATCGTTATCATTGTCTTACAGTTCTACTTCGGCAGTGAGTAAGCACCTATTCTCTTCCAAGCACTTTAGGCGAGAGATAAGTGTGCCTAAAGGCACCCATGCTTTTGCTACTAATCCCCATGAGCATGAGGTTATATTCGGCAGAGGCATGAAAACAGTGCTTGATCATGTGTCACTTGATGGCAAGCAGATTGTATTGCATGAAAGGTTTATAGGCTACGATAGCTAAAGAAAGGTGGTACAGATGGCGACTAAGAACAGATTTGTAGACGTAAAAGGTCAGGTTAAGAACGTTACTCCTAAGGCTACAAAGAAAAAGCAGGCTAAGGCTTGGGATGCACTTAATAAGTCTATGGCTAAAAAGAAAAAGTGAGGTAATGTGTTATGGGAAGAGGATCTTTTGCAAACAGAGGTGGTGGAGGCGGAAATCAGGCGCAGACAGGATTTGTTATTGATCGTGATGCCACAAAGGAGCTGAACGATGCAATTGAGCAGATGAAGCCTAACCTTCTTGGCAACTTCCTTATGCCTGAAAAAAAGAAAGTAGGCAAAGTTGCTGACAAGCTGATGAACAACGGCGACATACTTGTTATTGATGCGTCTGGCACAAAGACCATTTATCGAAAGTTTGATAAAGGCTGGTGGACACAAGTATTCAGCAATGGCAACAATGATGGCTCTTTTGATCTTGGCGATATTGGTGGCTCAATCGCAACTTTTAAGAATATTGCTAAATTTACAGTTCAGAAAAAACAAGGCTAAAGGGTGGTAATAGGCTAATATGAAGGAAATCGTGATGTTGCCGGTATCGGCAATTAAACCATATGAAAACAATCCCAGGCATAACAAAGAGGCAGTTGAGAAAGTCGCTGCCTCTTTACGTGAATTTGGGTTCAGACAACCGATTGTGGTAGACAAGGATTATGTTATAATCGTAGGCCACACAAGGCTTGCAGCAGCCAAGAGGCTAAAGCTTACGGAGGTCCCGGTCTTAGTCGCTGATGATCTTACAGACGAGCAGGCCAAAGCTTACCGCCTTGCCGACAACAAAACAGCCGAGTTCTCTAAGTGGGATGATGAGCTTTTAAATCTTGAGCTTGGTGAGCTATCAGACCTTGATTTTGATATGGAGCAGTTCGGTTTTGAGCTTAATCTTGATGAGGATGATCAGGATGGTGGTGAAATCGAGGAAGATGAAGCGCCGGAAGAGGTAGAGAGCCGGGTCCATATTGGTGATGTGTGGCAGTTGGGGACACATAGGTTGATTTGTGGAGACAGTACAGATGTGACAGTTATTGATAAGCTGATGGGTGAAGAGTCGGCTGATCTTGTGCTTACAGATCCTCCCTATGGCATAAACGCAGTGAACAAGGACGGCAATCTGATGGGTGATACATATTATCACAAGGTTGATCGTGGCGTGTACGAGCCTATCGTTGCAGACGATACCACAGAAACGGCACAAGCCGCTTATGACATTTTACAAGGCTTATGTGACAAGCTGATCTTGTGGGGTGGCAATTATTTCTTGGATTTCTTACCGCCCTCAGATGGCTGGCTTATTTGGGATAAGCGTGGCGATTCCGGCATTCGTAATAACTTCGCTGATGGTGAAATGGCCTGGTGCTCCTTCCATACGCCCGTGCGCATTTATCATCAGTTATGGAATGGCATGATCCGTGAGGGTGAGCATGAGAAGCGTGTCCATCCTACTCAGAAACCTATCAGAATGCTATCTGAAATTATTACAGACTTTAGCGCTGAGGGCGATTTGGTGCTTGATGTGTTCGGAGGCAGTGGCAGTACGCTGATTGCGTGTGAGCATACCGGGCGCAGATGTTTTATGTGTGAGCTTAGTGAGAGGTATTGTGATATAATCATTACAAGATATGAACAGCTTACAGGGCTTGAGGCTGAGAGAGTAATCGAGGGTGATGAAAGAGAGGAGCTGCCTTTCTGATGAGTCGTGATGATCTTGCTAATGAGGTGTTTGAGTTCTTTAAACGAACAAGTGTTTGTATTGTAAAGGATGTCGATATTTGGCGCTCTATTGCCAAAACTGATGATGTGTCCTTACTTACATTCTACGAGGATATTGTTTTAAGAAAAGGAGAATAATAAAAATGGGATATAAAGTAAATATTTGCGGTGTGCCACATGATGTTGAATTTAAAGAGGATAATTTTACTGCAAATGAAATGCACATGGGAGAAATCCGATATAAGGAATGCAAGATTATTCTTAGCCCAGATATGAATAAGGAACTTGAAAAAGAAACATTGGTGCATGAAATGTTACATGGAATATTTGTACATCTTGGCTATAACGATATGGCAAGCAATGAAGTGTTGGTGCAATCTTTGGCACAAGCTATAAACCAGGGATTTGAAGTGAAAAAGATATGAAAAGGAGGTGAGCTTGATGGCTGATGATGTGAAAGCAAAAAGAGGCAGACCGCCGAAAGAGCTTGATAAAAAGCAGTTTGAAAAGCTTTGTGCTTTGCAGGCTACACTTGAGGAAATAGCTGGTTTTTTCGATTGTGACGAAAATACAGTAAATGCTTGGTGCAATAGAGTTTACAACGCTGATTTTTCAGTTGTTTTTAAAAGCAAGTCGGCTCAGGGCAAGCTATCACTAAGACGGACACAGTTTAAGCTTGCTGAAAAGAGCGCTGCAATGGCTATCTTTTTGGGCAAAAATATGCTTGGTCAGACAGATAAGATTGAACAGACAGTGATGGAAGTTGAGGACCTTAGTTCTTTGGCTGAAATGCTGAGGACAGATGCTCCGGCAACTCAAAGTGACGACCAGGAGGCGTGATGCCTACAAAAACACGTCAGACAATTGATTGGAAACCTTTTTCACAAAAACATAAAGACTATATAAAGAGCGCCCTTAATAACAAAATGAATGTTGCTGAGGGCGCTATTCGTAGTGGTAAGACAATTGACCATTGCATAATTGCGGCCATGTATCTTGAAATTTGCCCGGATATGATACACCTTGCGTCAGGATCTACGCTAGGTAATGCCAAGCTTAATATCGGTGTTTGCAATGGTTTTGGGCTTGAAAATCTCTTTAGAGGCAGGTGTAAATGGGGCAAGTTTAAGGACAATGAGGCGCTTTTTATAAACACGCAGACCGGGCAAAAAGTCGTTATTTTTGTCGGTGGTGGTAAAGCTGATGCTTACAAGCGCATACTTGGTAACTCTTATGGCCTATGGATTGCGACAGAGATAAATGAGCACTATGATTGTGACGATTCCAGGACAAGCTTTATAAAAGTTGCTTTTGGCCGTCAAGTAGCAGCGCAGAGGCCTTTGGTGTTATGGGATTTAAACCCATGCAATCCGGCACACAGAATTTACAAAGAATATATCGATCTTTACAAGCAGACCTATGTAGGTGGCTATCAGTACGAGCACTTTACCATCCATGACAATCTGAGCATATCAGAGCAGAGAAAACGAGAAATCGAGAGCCAATATGTCCCCGGTTCAATCTGGTATCGGCGTGATATTTTAGGTGAGCGTTGTGTTGCTGAGGGTCTTATATATCCTATGTGGGAAGATGCCATTCAAGAGCCACCTGAGAATGCAGTTCCCACAGAGTTTGTTATGTCAATCGATTATGGTACTATGAATGCTTTTGCAGCTATGATATGGGCAAAATATGACAACACATGGTATGCTATAAGAGAGTATTATTACAGTGGCAGAGCAGAGCACAAACAGAAAACGGACGAGGATTATGCCAAGGATATAGATGCCTGGTGTGCAGACATTGAAACCGAGGGCAAGCTTCAAACAATCATTGATCCGTCAGCAGCGTCCTTTATAGCCCTATTGAGAAAGAGGGGCGAGAGGTACAAGGTGCTCCCGGCAGACAATGACGTTTTAGACGGCATACGAGAGACGGCCAATGCCTTAGAGAATGGACACATCAAAGTGTCCCCGAAACTTAAAGCATGGAAAGAGGAAATCGGGGGCTATACATGGGACGAGGACTCTACCATTGACAGACCTATAAAAGTCAACGATCACTTGATGGATGCCATGAGGTACTTTGTCAAGACCAAGAAGATTATCAGAAAGACCTTGCAACGCAATTACAATACCAATTTACCAAGTTTTTTGTAGGAGGGTTAAATCATGTTTACTTATGAGGATTTGCTTGACCTAAAAGAGGGCAGTGACACCGAGCGCACGGCTTTTATCTTGTCAGCTATCAGTGACTACAAGAGCAGTGATATGTACAAGGATGCAGTGACGGCCTACGACTATTTCAGGCGCAGGAATGTGACCATAATGGAATATCGCAAGCTTTTGTATACGATCAGCGGCGAGGCAGTGCCGGATAACTTTAGTGCCAATTACAAGTTCTGCAATGCTTTTTTCCAGATATTTGTTGAGCAGGAAAACAGCTATCTTTTGGGCAATGGCATAACCTTTAATGAGGACAGCACCAAGGAAAAACTTGGGGGCGACAGATTCGACAATGTAATGATGGAGCTTGGTGAGTTTGCACTTTGGGGCGCAGTATCATACGGCTTTTGGAATTTAGACCACATTGACACCTTTAAGGCCACAGAGTTTGTCCCTCTAATCGGTGAGGAAGATGGGGCATTGCACGCAGGCATACGCTTTTGGCAGATAGACAACTCAAAGCCTTTAAGGGCTACGCTTTACGAAGAGGACGGCTACACAGATTATATTTGGCGCTTGAACAGGCACGGACAGATTGATGAGGGCACGATATTACACGCTAAGAGGCCATATGTGCAGATTGTGGGCAAGAGCGAGGCAGACGGCGAGGAAATCTTAGACGGTGAGAATTACCCAGGATTCCCCATTGTGCCATTGTGGGCTAATCTTGTGCACCAAAACGAGCTTGTAGGCCTAAGAGAAAAGATAGACGGCTACGACCTTATACAGAGTGGTTTTGCCAATGATCTTGATGATGCGAGTCAGATTTATTGGACGATACAGAATGCCGGAGGCATGGATGATATTGACCTTGCCAAGTTCGTTGAGCGCATGAAAACTGTTAAGGCAGCAGTTGTTGATGATGATGGGGCAAGAGCCGAGGCGCACACAATGGAAGTGCCATATAATGCCAGAATGACAGCCCTTGCAGATATTAGGGACAGTTTGTATCGTGATGCCATGGCGCTTGATACCGATAAAATCAGCGCAGGAAATGTCACGGCTACGGCAATCAACGCAGCCTATCAGAACATAGACCTAAAGTGTGACAGATTTGAAATGTGCATATCAGATTTTATAGACCACATTTTAAAGCTTATCGGCATAGAGGACAGCCCATCATTTAAGCGCACGAGAATCACCAACATGAGTGAGGACACACAGATGATCTTGTCAGCGGCTGATTATCTTGATAGTGAGACAGTGCTCCAGCACTTGCCATTCTTGTCACCAGATGAGATAGAGGATATCATGGAAAAGAAACAGGCCGAAGAAGCTGAGAGGTTTGAGCAGGCCATGGCAATGCAGGGCATGAGCACCGGCGCTCAGGGCATGGAGAACACTGAGGGCGCTGAGGGAAACGAAACTGAGGGCGAAGATGCAGACCTTGAGGGCATTTTAGCAGAGCTTGAGGGCTTGCTTAAAGATTTAGGGGAGTAAACGATATGTCAGTAAATTATGACCCACAAAAAGCGCATGAATATTATATCAATTATACGAAAAAAGGCTTAACGAAGGGGCGTCATTCAACAAAGGGCTTTTCTCAGACACAAAAAGAGCAGTGGAGCTATGCCAAGCATCAATTATCCGAAGAACACAAAGGCATAAAAAAGGGCATTACAGAAAATTCCAAGGCTGAGAGAAAAGCCTTATCGGATGCTGCCAAACTAAGGATACAAGCCCTAAGGGAGCAGATAAAAAGCGCATCCAAAGAGGAAAAGGCCATGATACGAGAGGCCGTTAGTGGGATGATTGACAATATCCGTTCCCAGCTTAAAGCTTCTAAAGAGGATCTGACAGCTCAGACCAAGACTAAGAGAGAGAATGAAAATGAGGCTTATAAGGACAGAAAAGATCAGGCATACCAGCATATCAAGTCCTTAGGCAGCAAGAAAAAAGGTAAAAAACGATGAGTGATTTAATTGAAAAATTGGAAATGCTAAAGGATGAGATTGAGTGGGATTTATCGTTAGAGTATCAGATTGTCCTTGATAAGGTAATCGAGATATTAAAGGGGTTAGATGATGGCTGATGCAGCGAGAGAGTGGACAGACGAAGAGCTTGAGGTAATAGAAAAGCATATAACACGGATATACAAGCAGGCGCAAGGCGAGCTTACTGAGAAATGGCAAGCCTATATGCGCCGGGGCAAAGAGCGCCTTGCCACACTGTACAATGCCTATTTGCAAGCACCACCAGACAAAAAGCAAGAAATCTTGCAAAAATATCAAGCGGCCTTGCAAAATTACACATTAAAAAACAAGTGGTATCGGGATATGGTGAATGAAACCACGCTAAGGCTTGCCAATGTTAATCAGATTGCAGCTGATTATATCAATGGCAAGATCCCGTCCATATATGTGACCAACTATAATTTTATTGACCCACAATTGCAATCAGTTGGTATTAAATGGACGCTAAGGGATGAGTACACTGTGAGAAATCTGATAAGAGACACCCTTCCTGAACGTGAGGTTAATTATGCCAAGGATATGCTGTGGAACAAAAAGCAGATAAACAGCGCAGTGTTGCAGGGCATCTTGCAGGGTGAGAGCATTGATAAAATATCAAAACGCTTGTTACCGATTGTAGACAATAACAGAACAGCCGCTATTAGAACAGCCCGTACCATGGTCACAGGCGCAGAGAACAGGGGCAGGCTTGACCGATACCATGATTATGAGGATAAAGGTGTAGTGATGAGCAAGGTATGGATTGCGACACCTGACAATCGTGTCCGTGATTGGCACTTATCAATGGATGGGCAGGAAAGGGATGTTGATGAGCCGTTTGTTGACGGCCATGGTGAGGAGCTTGATTATCCAGGTGACCCAAGTGGCAGCCCAAAGACCGTCTATAATTGCAGATGCAGTATGCGCTCCCACATCTTAGGCATTCGGCAGAGTGATGGCAGTGTAAAGAGAATTACTTATAGTGGTGACAAATCCACAATGCACGCTGGGCAGATTGCGCAAGAAAGGGCACGTAGAGCAAGCGAGGACTAAGCTATGGCAAATATAGAGATTCATGTAGATAGTCATGTAGATGATGTGATAGCAGCGGTTGATGATAAGATCAAACTTGCACTTGACCTTATGGGCGAGGTTGTCGAAGGGTATGCAAAAGAGGATTGCCCGGTAGACACGGGTCTTTTAAGGAACAGTATCACACACGCTGTCAGTGGGCAGGCTCCAAGCATCAGCAGTTATCATGCAGAGAGAACGAGCACGGGGCAATCAGCAACCACAGGCAGTACAGGAAGTGTAGGAATAGGGCGATATTCAGGTAATATAGGCAATGGTAATGAGAATGCGTGCTATGTTGGCACTAATGTTGAGTATGCGCCCTATGTAGAATTTATAGATCGATACCACCATGATGTAGGTAAAGCGCACTTTTTAAGGGATGGTGCCGTAAATCACGTAAATGAAATCAAAGCAGTAGCAGAAACAACTTTAAGCTCAATTTAATTTTATCAAAGGCAAGAACATTAGTTTGTTCTTGCTTAATTTTTTGATTTTTTAGCTTAGATTAACCTAAATTAGCTTAGATAAAAGTAAATTTTAGAACATTAGTTTGGCTAAAAGTGTGTAGGATAGGTCTTTAAATAACATTTGTTATGATTGATTTTTTTATGTCACGTTATGTCACGATATGTCAATACAGGCCTATTATTATTATATATTATTATATATATATTTTCTTTTTAATGTGTAGGATTGTGTAGGATTATATAGTAAAAATAAAGTGTAAATATTTTTATAGTGTATATATATAGAATTTTATTTTGGGGGTAAATGCTACATCCTACACAGGCATATTAAAAGAAATATTGACATAACATGACATATCTTGACATAAGGCAGTGTATCATCCTACACAGATGGCATAACGTTTGACATTTTTTGATACGTAGGATAGAATTTTTGTAGATAGGGCAAAGCATAGCCCAGAAAAGACAACGAAAAATCTAATGGCAAAGCATAGCCACCGAAGAAAAGGAGATTTATATGGCACTTAGTCGCAAAATGTTAGCAGCAATGGATATTCCGGCAGAGAAGATTGACGAGATCATTACGGCGCATACCGAGACCGTCAATGCGATCAAGGAAGAGAGGGACAACCTCAAAACACAGCTTGATGAATTAGGCAGTGTGGAAAAGGATCTGGAAAAGGCAAACAAAAAGCTTGAAGAGTATGAATCCGGCGATTGGGAGAACAAGTACAACACCTTAAAGGGTGAGTACGATACCTATAAGACCGACACAGAGGCCAAGGCTACCAAGACCGCCAAAGAATCAGCTTACAAGCAGCTCCTTATTGATGCAGGAATTTCAGACAAGCGTATTGCAAGCATTATGAAAGTATCGGGGGCCACCATTGACGAGCTAAAGCTTGACAAGGACGGCAAGATTGAGAATGCGGAAAAGCTGACAGAGAGTGCTAAAGAGGAGTGGGCAGATTTCATTGTTACCGAACAGAAAAGGGGTGCCGATGTGGCAGACCCTCCGGCAAATGGTGGTGATGGTGGACAGAAGCCCTCAAGAGCAGCACAGCTTGCTGCACAGTACAGAAATGAGCACTATGGAAATCCAAAGGAGGATTAAGTTATGTCATTTATCGGTGATGTAAAAAAGGGTACAACTTATGCACCCGGTTGTTTCCTCGCAAATGGTGATGAGGAAATCATAAGAGAGACAAGACAGATTGCGCAGAACAGCGCACTTGTAGTTACCTCAGAGGACGGCACAAAGCACGTACCTATGGGTACAGCATATCCTACAAATGATGCCAATGCAGTAGGCATTCTTTATGAGGATGTGGATGTTACTGTTGGCGATATGCCCGGTAGTGTAGTTACTGGCAATGCAGTTGTCTATGAGGACAGACTTGCAGCAACTGGCGTTAGCTATGACGCAGTTACACCTGAGACAGGCGCTAATCCTAAAGAAGAGGGCTGGTATGAGAGATCAGGCAGCGCAGGAGCATATGTTTATACTCTTACTACGGACACAACCGTAGCAGAAGGTAAAACATATTATGCACAGAGCACAGTTCGCCTGGCATCTGCTGCTAAGACAGCGCTTGCAGCTCTTGGCTTTAAGTTCATTGCTACTGCTCCAGCAGTAACAAGACCTTACTAAGGAGGGACAGACACATGAAGTGGGAAGATAATATTTATGGTAAAGTTTCAAAACAGGATTGGATTGACGTAGGTTCACAGGTGCCCACAAGGCAGAACGACCCTATTGATCGTCTTTTCGGTGATGAAAAGACAGATAACCTGGTTGCTTACTGGGAGTCAATCGCTTCTGAGTATCAGATCCCTGTAATGGCTCAGTTCCACGGCTTTGATACTGAGGCAAATAAGACTTTCAGAGTGCCTATCGACACTCACAACATTGAGAAAGGCCTTATCAAGGTTAAGATTAATCAGAGTGAGAGACTTAGAGCACTTACAAGAGCAGGCGTTCAGGGCGACTCAAGGCTTTACGACTATGTTCTCCAGGATGGTATCCGTCTTGCAGATCAGGTTGTAACAAGAACAAAGGTTGCTAAGAATGAGCTTATGGCAACTGGTAAGGTTACAATCAAGGAGAATAACCTTAACCTTACTGTTGATTACGGCGTACCGGCAGGGCAGACAGCTTACGAGCTTGATCTTGCATACGACCATGATGTTGCGGAAGATATTCAGGCCATCATTGATGAGGCAGCTGATAAGGGCGTTACCATCAATGGTATGATGACCTCTACAAAGAATCTCACAAAGCTGAGAAACAACCAGTATTTGCAGACAGCTATCAATGGCAACATTGGAGCAGGCGCACAGCTTAGACGTGGAGAGCTTGAGGACTACTTCTCAGATGAGTTTGGTATTGATACCATCATCACAAATGACCTCCAGTATGGTGCAAGTGCTGCAATCGGTGCTGATGATAGGCCTGTGATTGAGCAGAAGAGATACTATCCTCAGAACAAGATCACATTCTTTGCTACAAATCCCGGTGGCAGACTTGGAACAGGTCTTTGGGGTGACTCACCTGAGGCAGATGCAAGCGCATTCTACAATGTAAGCGGCAGCCAGGTAAGCCCTTATGTTTACATCATGCAGTGGATGGAAACAGACCCGGCAGTTCTGTGGACAAAGGCAAGTTCACTCTTCATGCCCGTACTTTACAATCCTAATAGTCTGTTTATTGCAACAGTTCAGAATGCAGGAGCTTAATGTATGTACAAGGTAATCAAGTTTTTTACGGACCTTAAAGATCACGACCACGCATATCGTGTAGGTGACATATTTCCAAGAAAAGGCTTGACAGTTTCAGAGGAAAGGCTTAAAGAGCTTTCAACCGACCAAAATAAGAGGGGTATCCCTCTTATTGAGGTCGTTAGTGAGAATAAACCTGAGCCTGAGGCAGAGGCAGAGCCACAGGAAGATATTGAGGCTATGCCTGAAATCGAGCCTAAGGCTGAAATTGAGCCTGAAAAAGATGAGCCTGAGGAAACGGTTGCCGAAGAGGTAGAAGCGCCTAAAAGAGGCCGTAAATCGAAAAAATAAGGTATATAAAAGGATGGTGGAATGATGCTGAATGAAATCTGTGCAGAAATCAAAAACTACTTCACCTATAAGGATGATGTACATATTGGTGACTTCACTATTTCAGATGGAGCACTTTCACCATCTTTTGAGTTTCCAACCGATTATTTCCGCATAGTTGGCAGCCACAACAATGATGGCATCCATAAAGTCAGTGACCATGACCTTGTAGATGAGGCAAAGTTCCATGGTGCAGTGTGGATAATGTCGCCGCCTAAAGATTTTCTTGATCTTGTAGCAGAAATTGAGGCATGGCAGGAGAAATATGGTGGTGTAGAGAGCGCTAGTATGTCGCCTTATCAATCGGAGAGCTTTTTTGGGTATTCATACTCAAAGGGTTCAGGCGGCAGCAGTTCAGCCGGTGCATCATCTGTCCCTACCTGGCAGAGCACATATGCCTCACGGCTAAAAAGGTTTAGGAGAATAAGGGTTATATGAGTTTACTTGATGAACAGTTTGAGGATTTTACAATCATAAACAAAGCGGTGGTTGATGATGGCTATGGTGGCACTAAGACAGTATGGACACCCGGTGCAGTTATAAAGGGCATAATGGCCTACAACAACAATCTGGCTGTGCAGGTGGCTCAGATAATGGGCTCCACGACAAATTACGTTTTTGTTGTCAGAAAGGATACTGAGGTTGATCTCTATACCGTTTTGCGCAGGGACTCAGATGGCAAGATTTTCAGAATTACCGCCAACTCTGACGACAAGAAAACACCCAAGAGCGCCGGCTTAAATATGCGTGAGTATGATGCTGAGGAGTGGAAACTTACAACATGAACAAAATTCAGACCTTAAATGCGTTTTGGAATAGTTTTGGGCTTAAAGCCTATGACGAAACAAGTGTCCCCGAGTATATCACGGATGATCAGGGCAACAAGGTAAAACTTGAGCCACCTTATATCACTTATGAGGTATCAGATGATGAGTTTGGCAACGTACTTATGCGCACTGCCTCTTTGTGGTATCGTTCCAGCAGTTGGGAAGAGATTACGGCAAAAGAGCAGGAAATTGCTGAGTATATAACCCGTGGTGGCAGGATGCTTGCATATGATGGGGGCGCAATGTGGCTGCAAAAGTCTACACCATGGGCACAACGCATGAGCGATCCATCAGATGATATGATCAGACGCATTGTATTAAATGTTTCAATAGAATTTTTAGATTAGGAGGAAAACAAAAATGAAATACACGCAGATACCAAGCACTGCCTTTCAGAACATTCAGCTTAATGCTGGTATTCTTGTGGACAGTTTTGTTCCTTCAACAGGAACAATCGGCAAGCTTTTAGGTGCAACAACCGGCGGTGTCAATTTTACAGATTCAGTTGAATATACTGACTTTGGTGAGGATATTGACAACTGCCCTAAGAATATGCTTGAGCTTAAAAAACTTGATTCACATGATGTTAAAATGTCAGGTAATTTCGTCACTCTTTCCACAGCCACTGCCAAGATGCTTGTTGCAGTAGGTGATGTGGATGCAGATGATGCTACTCACATTGTTCCCAGAAATGATCTTTTGACAACAGATTTTGTTGATCTTTGGTGGATCGGTGACTATTCCGATCAGAACACAGGCGACAATGCAGGCTTTGTGGCAATCCATATGATGAATGCTCTTAATACTGGTGGATTCCAGATTCAGAGTACGGATAAGGGCAAAGGACAGTTTGCGTTTGAGTTCACAGGTCATTACTCAATGGATGCTCAGGACACTGTCCCTTACGAGATATTCATTCAGCAGGGTGGCGAAGAGGTAAAGCCTAGCGTTCTCATCAACACACACACAACAGAGGTTGCAGAGGGTGCAGATGTAACACTTACAGCCGTTACAGTTCCGGCTGCTCAGACAGTAACATGGTCCTCAAGTGATACTGACGTTGCAACAGTAGCAGATGGCGTTGTAACCGGCGTAGCTGAGGGCAATGCAATTATCACAGCAGCAATTACTGTGGATGGTGTAACATATTCTGACACTTGCACAGTTATTGTAAGTGCAGAGTAAAGAAAAGGAGATTTAAAGTATGAAGCGACTTTCAGATTATCAGGGCGAAGAGGCAATTGAGCTTTGGGCTGATCTTCTCGACCCTATCAGCGACATTCTGACGGACACCGAGGTTGCCCAGGAAACAAAGGCAGGCAAGCCACCTATTGTGATTGCAAAAACTATTCTCAAAAAGCACAAAGAGGCGGCGGTAAAGATACTGCTTAGGATTGACCCGGAGCCTTTAGATGGTCTTAATATCATTGTGAGATTGGTGGCACTCCTTGCAGAAATCGGTGGACGTGATGAGCTTAAATCTTTTTTCGGATATGCGGCGCAGGTGAAAGAGGAAACAGAATCTTCTGGCTTAGTTACGGAGAATACAGAGGCAGAAGAGAATTAAAGCCATTTTTACGGTATGTCGAAGCACGAATTGACGAGAACAATCGTGAAGAGGCATACCGTATTTATGTTACACGCAGTTTACAACTTGCTCCGCAGCACTCATATCTTACCATGTCTTATACAAATACTTTAAAACCACAAAAAATTGATCGTAGATCCGGGGATGAAATTGCAAGTGACATTATAAAGCGTGCCGGTCTACATTTTGGGTGATTATTATGGCAATGACAGCATTTGAGTTATTTGGCGTTTTAAAACTTGATAAAAGGGATTTTGATGCAGGCTTAAAAGATGCTGAAAAAAGTGGCTCATCTTTTGGGGCAAAGCTTGGCGGCGGTCTTGCAAGTGCTGCAAAAATAGGAATAGCAGGAATAGGAGCAGCAACAACAGCGGTTGTGGGCTTTGGCAAATCATCAATTAGTGCGGCCACAAGCTTTGAGTCGGCTTTTACGGGTGTCCGTAAAACAGTAGATGCTACCGAGGAAGAATATGGGCAGTTATCTGATTGGATTATGGCGGCATCTACTAAGATGGCCTCATCCAAAGAGGATATTGCAGCAACCATGGAAATCGCCGGACAGCTTGGTGTAAGAGGTGTAGATGGCCTTCAAAAATTCACCGAGACAATGGTTATGCTTGGTGATACTACCAATTTGAGTGCGGAAGAGGCGGCCAGTGCGCTTGCAAAGTTTGGCAATATTGCAGGTCTTGAGTCAACGGATATGGACAGAATAGGCTCAGCTATTGTTGATCTTGGAAACCATTTTGCAACAACTGAGGCTGATATTACTGCTATGGCTACACGCCTTGCATCAGCAGGAACAATAGCAGGTCTTTCCGCTACAGATATTCTTGGTCTTTCAACCGCTATGTCGTCTGTAGGTATTCAAGCAGAAGCCGGTGGCACTGCTATGGCTCAAACTATGGCAAGTATGACAAAAGCTGTAGAGGGAGCACTTCCTTATCTTTCACAGCCTTATGAGTCTCTTGCTGATGATGAGAAAGAGGCTGTGGACAGTCTACGTCAGTATGCTGATGTATCAGACATGACAGCACAAGAGTTTGCAGCGACATGGAAGAACAAGCCTATTGAAGCAATACAGGCTTTTATTGGCGGTCTCGGTGAAATGAACGAGGCAGATCAGAGCGTTGTTATGATGCTTGATGAAATGGGTCTCAAAGGTATTCGTCAAAGTAATATGCTGCAAGCGCTTGCTCTTGCATCAGATACAATGACAGATGCGGTAAATACGGCTAATACTGCTTTTGAAGAAAATGTGGCATTGCAAAACGAGGCGAATACAAGATACGGCACAACCGAAAGCCAGATGTTGCAGGCCGCAGAGGCTTTTAAGAATTTAAAAGTTGCTATTGGCCAAGAGCTTATGCCTACTATGCAACAGTTTACAGGCTTTACAACAACTGCAATGCAAGATATTTCTAAAGGTTTACAAGAAGGTGGCCTTGAAGGAATGATGAGCTCCATGGGAGTAGCAATATCTGATGGTCTTGCAATGGTCACTGAAATGATACCCACAGCTTTTGATGCAGGCACTCAGCTCCTTGGTGCTCTTGGACAGGGTATTATTGATAATCTCCCCCAGATAGTAGATGCCGCAGTACAAATTGCCGTTAAACTTTCAGCGGGTCTTGTACAGGCGCTCCCAGAACTTGCGAAAGGCGCAGTAACAATAGTGCAGTCTCTTGCTCAGTCATTCTCTGAAAACTCAGAGGCTTTATTAAGTGCGGGGGCGCAACTATTAGAGCTTGTGTGGCAGGGAATAACTACGGGTTTGCCTATGCTTGCTCAGGGTGCAGTTGAACTGATGGGGAATCTGGCGGAATACTTGCAGACAGCTATCCCGGAGCTTTTGCCCGTTGCGCTTAACGCACTGATGGAATTTAGTGGGTCACTCAGAGAAAATGCAGGGCTCCTGGTAGATGGTGCGCTTAATCTAATCATGACATTGGCGCAGGGCCTTATTGATGGCTTACCAACTCTGATAGAGACTGTTCCTACCATTATTTCCAATATTGCAGGAATCATCAATGACAATGCTCCTAAGCTGATTGCTACAGGTATTGAGCTTATAGGTAAACTTGTAGCAGGTATTGTGCAGGCTATTCCAACTCTTATTGCTGAATTTCCAAAGATATTAAAGGCAATATTTGATGTAATCACGGCATTTAATTGGGTAAGTCTTGGTACGCATATGATTACTTTCATAGCCAATGGCGTAAAGAGCCTTGCGACAACTATACCTAATTTACTAAAGAACTTTGGGCAGAATGCCGCCAATATGATAAAAAATATTGATTGGTATAAAGTTGGTTCATCTATTATCAATTTCCTGGCAAATGGCATTAAGGCATTAACGAATCAAATACCGGGCGCAATTAGAGTTATAATGAACTCTGCTGTTAATCTGATAAAGAGCATAAATTGGCTTGAGCTTGGTATAAATATTGTTTCGGGTATTGCATCAGGAATTGGTAATGCGGCTCACTTGATTTGGGATGCAGTAAAGAATGCAGTAAGCGGTGCATGGGATGCTGTTACAAGCTTTTTCCAAATTTCCTCACCGTCTAAAAAGATGATGTGGGCAGGTAAAATGCTTGACGAGGGTTTTGCAAAGGGTATCGAACAGAGCGCAGGGCTTGTATCTGATGCTATGGATGATATTTCAGTATTGCCGGAGTTTGATGTTTCAACCACTTCATCGCAGCCGACAAATACCAATGCTTCAAATAATGTTATAATAAACGTGTATGGAGCAATAGGGCAGGATGTGAGAGAACTTGCGGAACAAGTGGCAGACATTGTAAACCACGAAACAAACCAAAGAGCAATGGCATGGGGTGGCTGATATGCTAGGATATTTTACAGTAAATGGAAAATCGAGTAAGGATTTTAAGGTATATCTTACGGATGCAAGTGCTTATGGTATTGCCGAGAGGGATGTTGAAGTTGTATCTGTAAAGGGTAAGAATGGTGATCTTACACTTGATAATGGCAGATATAAGAACAAGAAGTTTGAATATCCTGCCATTATCATTGATAATTTTAAGGTCAACTATAATGCTCTCATCAATTATTTGTCAGCACAAAAAGGTTATGTTCGCTTAGAAGATTCTTTTTATCCTGAAATATTTGTTCTTGCAAGATACGTGGGAGATAATGATCCTAAGAAAACTTCAAATGAAGGTACAAAAGGAACTTTTAAACTTGCGTTTGATAGAAAACCACAGAGATTTTTAAAAAGTGGTGAGCAACCGATCGAGATAACAAGTTCTATAACATTGCTTAACGAATATCCACAGACTGCTAACCCACTCATAAGAGCTTATGGTACAGGCACATTTACAATAGGTGGTGTATCTGTACAGATAACAAGTGCAGATGGATATACGGATATTGATTGTGATTTAGAAGAAGCATATAAAGATACGCTTGCTACAAATTGCAATGATAACATTGTCCTTACAAGTGGTGAATTTCCAAGCCTTGTGAGTGGTGATAACGCTATATCAATGGATGGCATAACCAAGTTAGTTATTTATCCGAGGTGGTGGATTTTATGAGACCTATTCTTTTTGATAAAGATGCAACGAGCTTTAATACAAATGGCCTTGGCAGACTTGATTGCATAAGCTGTGAGATAACAGAAGAGCGAAATGGCATTTTTGAAATGGAAATGACTATTGCCGAAAGCGCAAATCATGCAAGCGAGATAGAAATGAATTCTATCATAGTGGCTAAAATGCCTGATAAGACAGATTTACAGGCATTTAGAGTGTATCAGATAACAAAACCTATCAATGGTCAGTTTAGTGTATACGCTCAGCATATTTCTTATCAACTTAGTTTTATAACTACTATGCCATTCACTATAATAGCAAGTGCAAATGCTTGTGCTGAAACTCTTGCAGCCTTAAAAACAAATGCGGTAGAAGTATGTCCTTTTAATTTCACAACAGACGTTACTACTGTATCATCGTATAATCAAGTTGTGCCATCTACTATCAGAAGCAGGCTGGGTGGCGTGCAGGGTTCTGTGTTAGATCAATTTGGCGGTGAGTATGAGTGGGATAATTTTAATGTTATACTACACAGGCGCAGAGGCAAAGCTGTTCCTACTGTTACTTTGAGATATGGAAAAAACATTACAGATATAAACCAAGAGGAAAATATCGCAGATACTATTACCGGCATTGTTCCTTTTTGGCAATCACCCGAAGGTGACACAGTTGTAACATTGCCCGAAAAAGTAATTGAAAGTCAATATGCAGACGTTTATCCATTCAAGAGGACAGTACCCTATAATTTCTCGGATAAGTTTGAAACAAAGCCCACACAAGCACAATTAAGGGCAAGGGCACAATCCTACATGAATGCGAGTGGTGTGGGAGTGCCAAAGGTATCAATTAAGTTATCCTTTATCAATCTTTCGGATACGGAAGAGTACAAAGATATTGCCGCATTACAAGATGTATCACTATGTGATAATATTAATGTATATTTTGAAAAGCTTGGAATAAATACAAGTGCTGAGATCGTGAAAGTAAAGTACGATGTACTTGCGGAAAGATATAACTCGATTGAAGTCGGATCACTTAGAAGTTCTTTGTCTAGCACAATCAATGCCAACAGTCAAGGCGTAACAGAGTTGGCCAACAACACACAGAGAATGTTCCAAAACTATTCAGGAACGGTCACAGAGCTGGTGGACGAAGCAACAGCATGGCTTACAAGCGGCGATGGTTTCGTGGTGGCTACAAAAGACCAGGACGGAAACTGGAAAGAGATCCTCTTCATGGACACCAACGACATCGAGACCGCGACGAATGTGCTCAGAATTAACCAGAACGGAATCGGATTCTCTAGCACCGGAGTCGATGGACCATACACACAAGCCTGGACACTTGACGGACGGATGGTCATCGGCGGCACCAATGCTCCCAGTCTAACGGTTTACGACAATTCAACACCGCCAAATATTTTATTTCAGATTAATGCCCAAGGTATGCAGTGGAATGCAGATAACAGTTCAATGGATCCACAGGGAAATTTATCTGCTAAAAATGCCAATTTAAAAGGAACACTTGAATCTGAAAGCGATGTTTATTACAGTTCTTCGCCTCCGGTTGGATATTTCTATAATAAAACAACTATTGCCGAAGGTGGAATTAAACTTAATTCTTATATGGTTAGAAATGGCGAAAAATCAGACGTTATTTCATCAAAAGAAGGCCAAATTATATTTAATGGGTATGGAGATTTATATATTAAGCAAGGCGAACCAGCAAACAATCACGGTAATTTAATTTTAGGATCTGGCGATGCAGATTCTTTTGTATTTATAAAAGGTGGAACTAATGTAAATCGCGGCATTGCAATGGTTGCGAATTACTATACGTTTGAATACGG